TGGCGCGTCATGAACGCTATCGACGACTGGCTTGATATTCAGGAAAAGCGCTGATGAACGAAGCACCGTATAAGGTGATGTTCTGGGTTTTGTTCTTTCTCGTATGTGTGGCCCTGGTCGCGGATATCGCGAGCGGATTCGGGACTGTCCGCGCGATGGTTGCGGCTATTGTGCCTGCGCTACTCATCGGCGCTGTGCTAATTGGGGCATGTGGTTACATCGCCTTGGCCTATGTCTTCTGGGCAGACGGGCAGCGAGAAAAGCGGATGACCAAGGCTGAGCTGGAACGCGAGTATTTGCGCCGCGCTTCCGGTGTCGATAAGGCTTACAGGATATGAAAGCCCAACTTAAATTCAGCCCAAAGCGCGAAGCGGCGATACAATCTAATGCAGAATTCATCTACAACTGGCTGCAGCAACTGAAATCCCCGGCTGACGCTGCGGCCGCTCTTGCGATGGTACAGTGTGCGCTGATTATGGGCCAGCGCCCGGGTAGTGAAGCTGACGTCCGCGAGAAAATGCGAATCACGACGGAAGGCATCGTGGATATGTGGAAGCAGCAGGTTTCACAGCAGAGCGAGACGAGGTAATGAGCCCGCGCGCGTGGTTCTGGGGCATTTTGCTTTCTGTCCAGTTGTGGGGCATTATTTTGCTCATGGTTTCATATTTATAGGTGAATTCATGGGCATCCAAGGCCATTTCGGGTTAACGCGGGCTGAGGGGAAGTTGCTTACGATATTGCTGGAGCAAAACCGGCCAACTCTCCTAGATATCATGGACTATATTTACGGTTCCTCGAACGACTTGCGGCCCAGCGTGAAGATAGTTCCAGTCATGGTCTGCCATTTGAGGAAGAAGATGGACCGATTCGGGATAGAAATTGAGAACGTCCACGGCATCGGCTACCGGATAGAGCCAGAGGTAAAGGCCAAGATCAGGCAGCAAATATGTGCTGAGGACGAATCGGCAGGGAGTGTGGTGGCGATTTGAGATTGGCATGGCGCAAGATATTCTGGATTTATCGATCTGCCGCCGGTGGTTGGTACGTCAGCATATTTAAGCGCGGTTTCCATCTCAAATGAGCGCTGCCAGCGACCAGATCTTCCGGTGGAAAATGCACCCGGACAGGATGGTGCGCGACCTGTTCGGCGTCGAGCCGGATTTCTGGCAGGAGGAGGGCCTTCAGGCTTTTCCAACAACTCAACGCATGGCGTTCAAGGCTTCGAAGGGCCCAGGCAAGACTTGCGAGCTCGCCTGGATGATATGGAACTTTCTCCTCACGCGGCCACATCCGAAGATCGCCGCAGTATCGATCGACCGGGACAATCTCCGGGATAATCTGTGGACCGAACTGGCGTATTGGCAACAAAAGTCGCCACTCCTATCCAAGACGTTCACATGGACGAAAGAGCGTATATTTGCCAACGATTTCCCGGAAACGTGGTGGTGTTCGGCTCGATCCTACGCCAAGAGCGCCGATAAGGCCCAGCAGGCCAACACGCTGGCCGGTCTGCATGCTGAATATATCATGTTCGTTCTAGACGAATCTGGTGGCATGTCTGACGCGATTATGTCGGCCGCCGACGCAGCTCTAGCGTCGTGCACTGAGGGTCATATCATCCAGGCCGGCAATCCTACCCACCTGACCGGCCCGCTTTATGATGCCTGCACGCGGCACAAATCGATTTGGAAGGTCATTGAGATCAATGGCGACCCCGACAATCCAAAGCGTGCTAAGCGTGTCAATATCGAATGGGCGCGCGAGCAAATCAGGCTGCATGGCAAGGATAACCCTTGGGTATTGATTAACGTCTTCGGTCAGTTTCCGCCGAGTTCGCTCAATACCTTGATCGGACCTGATGAAGTCCGGGCCGCGATGAAGAGGTATTATCGCGAATATGAGATCGGCAAAGCGCCGAAGGTTCTCGGCGTAGACGTCGCGCGATTCGGAGACGACACCAGCGTTATTGCACCGCGGTGGGGTATTCAGATGTTACCACTCATCAAGCGCAGGAATATCGACAGCACGCAAGGCGCCGGCATGGTTGCAAGAGAATGGGACGATTGGGGGGCAGATGGATGCTTTATCGACGCCACCGGCGGATTTGGATCTGGCTGGATTGATGCTCTCGCACAGCTCGGTAAAGCCCCGGTCGGTGTGCAATTCGCGGGGAAGGCACACGACAGCGGTCGTTTCTTTAACAAGCGTTGCGAGATGGCCTTTGATTTCGTTGATTGGATCAAGGCGGGAGGCGGACTGCCGGAGGATGACAATCTCCTAGCCGCTTTGGTCAACACGACTTACACCTTTAAGGGCGACAAATTCCTGCTCGAGCCAAAAGACGACGTGAAAATCAAGATCGGTTCCTCGCCAGACGAGTTTGACGCGTGTATGTTGACGTTTGCCGAGCCTATCACTGCGGCCGCTGCTAAACGCCGCGAGAACCGATCGGCGATGCCTCAGCAGTACAATGAATTTGCCGAGATGGATGCTTTGGCAGCAACGGAAGACCTCCACCGTGGGAGATCGCGATGAGATTCGGCATGGAAGCCAATCGTGGCAAGCGTCGCGAATTTTATCCGCCACCGTCGCGCGGCCACGTTTTGCGGATAGCGGTGGTGTTCGCCAGTGGGTTGGTCGTGATGATTGGCCTCGTCTATTTGGGCGATGTTTCACTTCACTTGCCCAGCCACTAGGGGTATGATTTGTGAAGCAAATCAGCCAGCTAAGCCTATTTGTTCAGGAACCGATCCATCCCAGCGGGCTTTGGAGCCTGTGGGACATGATGGACTTATGGGGGCGAAGTTACACTTCACATACCTACCAGCTACAGGTATGTTCTAGCCCGGCGGGAGGGGTGCAATGAATGCACCCCAGCACCACTCGGGTTTCATCAGCGATCTTTGCGTAGCGCTGGCGCACCGGTGGGGGCCGGAGCGTAGTTTCATGATTCTGACCAGTTATCTTGACGAAAGCGGCACCCACGGTGGCGATGTCACCATTATGGCCGGGTTCCTTGCGGACACCCGTCAATGGCGCAAATTCGAGAAGCGAACGACTAAGTTATTCGCCCGCTATCGGGTCGATATTTTCCACACCATCGACGTGAAGCGCACTGACAAGGATTTTGAAGGTTGGACCGTCGATCGCAAGATCGAGTTTCTTGATGAGTTTCACCACATCATCAATGAAACGACGGAAATGGGTTATGCGGCGATTTTGCTGGAGAAGGACTATCAATATTACCTGTCCTTACCGTGGCCCGCAAAAGCCCGAAAGGATGCCCGCTATACCCTTCTGTTTAGGGCATGCATGGCAGATGCCATTGACGGCGTGCTGTCTATTGAGCGGTTGAGGGAACAGAGAGAGCCGCGCCTTACTGTCGTGCTGGAAAGCGGCGGCCCAAATCCTGGTGACGTAACCCGCCTGTATGACTCTTTCAAAAAGCGGTTTGGCGCTGTTTCAAATCGAATTTTAGCGGGCCTCACATTTGAGGATAAGGCCGATTGCCTGCCACTCGCCGCCGCCGATCTTTTCGCTTATTCGGTTCACGCCCAAGAGACTGGGGCGAAGCCCATCGGCGTGCCTAAAAAGCCGCTGAAATCCGACAAATCTTATCCGGGCCATCTGCACCGTATTCCGCTAATTCCGGATGTCTTGCGCTCACTACACGAGCAAGCGCTGGAGATTGCTAGCGGGGGTCTTCCTTTGTCCGATTCTTTGGGGCGACCTTCATGAGAGCCTCGTCAAAATCCTCTGGATCGTCCGAAGCCTCGGCTCTGCGAGCTTCCTCAAGGAATCGCTTGTGGCGTTCGGCATCCGTCAACTTGGGCTTTGATCGCTCTGGCACTTCTGTCTCTCCTTTGTCTGACATCAGATCAATAACATATGGAACCGGATATAAGCGGATTGAAGATGTCCCAGGGTTTTATATCGGGACAACTAATTTGCCCTTTCTCCAGCCTTCGGGCCCGTTGCCTCGCCCTTCTGCACCAACTGCTTCCCGCATTCTATGGCGCTTTGCGATGGCAATTGGAACGTTAGTGTCGTTCCTCCGAAAATTTCTAAAATCAAGATGGGTTCGCCGTTGAAGGTGGAAATTCCAGTGGCAAAACTTCGTATAGGAAGATGGCAACCGGGGATAATCGTTCCAATCAACGGAGGCGACGGGCTTTGGTCGGCAAAGGCACAACATAGAAGCGGAGCTGCTACCTTCGGGACATCGGCTATTTTCAGGAAAATTTCTGCGTCAGCGCCGGAAAAATCCTTCCCGGCAATGATCACTGATTTTGTTGGCCCTATCCGAACGTCTCGAACGGAATCGAAGCTAATCGCATTTCTCATGGGTTTCGCTCCTAAGTTGGTTGGCACCACTCAGGATAGCGAAAGCGGCGGTAGGCGTCATTTCCTACCGCCGCCCTTTAATGGAAAATTAAGCTGGCGTGGCCGTTTAGGCTGTGGCGCGATTAGTTGTTTGATAGGTGAGGCGCTTGCCCTTTGCGCCTTTCACGGCATTAGCCGCACGCTCGGTATCATCAACGCCAAGTGCGATCCGATTGTTGTATCTAAAATCGAACTCGCAGAGATACCGCTTCAAATGGGCCTCGGAGACGTGCTGATAGATGCCATAGATGCCCCGCTTGAGGTTGCTGAAATATCCCTCAACGGTGTTGGTATGCACGTCACCACGAACGTATTCGCGGTTAGTGTGATTGATAGTTCCGTGCGAAGCAAAGTTGTGGCCAACGTAAGTGTAGATAGTGTGTTCGTCGGTCATCAGACGGCTCTCAAGCGAGATATTGCTGGCCATGGTGCTGCGCAGAGTATTGGCGCGGATGGTCGGGAAGTGGAACGACCGCACGCCGCCATTCCGTTCGACCAAAGCAACAACTGGCTGCTTCTCGGAAACAGGCAGGAAAGCTTTGGTGCCAGCCTTGCGACCAACGTAGGTCTCATCGACTTCCACGGTCTTGCCAGCGCCACCCATAGGCGGGGTGAAGATGCCACGGCTTTCCTTCATAGCTTCGCGGATGCGATGGGTGAGGAACCAAGCGGTTTTCATGCTGCATTCGAGCATCCGCTGCACCTGACGGGTGCTGATACCCTTCTTGCTGGCGCACATGAGATGGATGATTTGCAGCCACAGATGCAGCGGCAAATGGCTGTCCTCGAAAATGGTCCCCATCCGCACGGTGAAGGGCTTCTTGCAGGCGTAGCACTTGCGCAGGCCGAGACGGGTGGTTTTGCCCTGAAGGCGGCCGATCCGCTTCTGATCGGCGTTTCGGCAATGCGGGCAGACCGGGCCATTGGGCCAAAGCATCGCCTCGACATGGCCGAAAGCAGCGGCTTCATCTTTGAAATGCGGGGCGTTCAAAACGGACTTGGCCATGGCAGTAGCTCCTATGGCCAGAACACTAAATCAGGTGGTATGGTATGTCAAGTGTAACATCGCCAAAGAAAAAGGGTCAGCCTCTACGCTCAAAATTGAAGAGCAAGACGGGCAGACGTATGAAACGCCCTTAAGGCTCCTTTGCGAGCCCTCCAGCTTAATCGGCTTGGCCAATGCTATAACCGCACAATATCTAGACATTTGCCGCGCGTGGCCCTACCATGCATGCCTCACGCTGATTTTTGGGCGGGCTCATGTCATTTTTAGCACCAAGTCCACCACCGTCTGCTCCGGCCATCGCGCCACCTCCGCCACCTCCTCCTCCGCCTAATCCACCGTTGCTTGCCGGCGGGTCCGCTCAGGCCTCGGGCGCGGCTCAGCGCGCGGCGGCAGCTGCGGCGTTTGGTGGTGCGGCGACGGATAAGACGACGCCACAAGGGGCGGCAGCACCATCTACGACAGCGGGCGCAAAATCGCTTTTGGGACAATAGCCCATGGAAGGCTCACGCTGGGCAACGGCGCCTTACGAGGAGCAAAGCGCCTCACTTCTGGCCGAGCAGCCGATTACGCCAACCGATGAAATGCCGAATCCCAATGAGAATTGGGACACGCTGTTCTCACATCTCGAGGCGCGGCTCGGAATGCTGCGGAGTTGGCGATACAGTTGGTGGGCCTTCTGGGCGGTCCTCGCAAGATTTTTTTTACCCAGGCGTTACCGATGGCTCGTCGTAGCTAACCGTTTCGACACCGGAATTTCTCTCAACGATGCCATCATCGACAGCACTGGGCAGTTAGCGGTTCGAACGTGCTCCTCCGGCATGTGGACCGGGCTTACAAGTCCGTCGAGACCATGGTTCAAACTAGCCAATAGTCTGCCGTGGATCACGCTGGATGCTGCGGCGAAGGCGTGGATTGAGGACACAGAGACGCGGGTTTACACGGTCCTTGCCGGGTCAAACTTTTATACCCAGATGGCCCAGGCGTTTCAGGACGTCACGGTGTTCGGGACGGCGCCGGTCATCATTTATGAGGACGACGAGGATGGGATCCGGCTCTATCTGCCTTGCGCCGGCGAGTACTATTTAGCCGTTGGGTCGCGCAATGACGTAGACACCCTATACCGCGAATTCAACATGACGTCGCGCGCGATCGTGGAGATGTTTGGTTTCGACAATTGCCCACATCAGGTCCAAACGGCGTTCAACACTGGTGGGGCGTCGTGGGACCTGGAATTCACCGTTGCCCATGCGATTGAGCCTAACGTCAAGCTTAGTTCGCGGGGCGGCAAGAATTCGACAATCAACGTCCTTCCTGGCGTTTTTGTTTACCGCGAGGTCTATTGGCTCAAAGGGACGAAAACCAATAAGCCGTTGAGCAAGCGTGGTTTCCGTACAAAGCCATTTATGGCGGCGCGGTGGGCTACGACGTCGAATGATG